ACTGTCAAGTGTTTGCAATAGGGGTAGTTCATTGCTAAAAAAACTAACATGATCACCCTGTATACGTATAAGACATTTTTCTTTACTTACTACATTTCGCCAGGTTATTAGTTGACTAATCCTATCTAAATCAACCTCATCCCAGTACTCTTTCCAATCATCATGTAAAATTCTAACGCCATACCGAGGTTTATCACTACGCAATTTTTCCATACGTGTGACAAATGTTTCTAAGTCAGGGGTATAGTAAGTATAGGCAGCACCCGGTATATGTGTTACTGCCCTATACTTAAATTTATTAAAAAAGAGTTTGTTACGCTTTTCAGTTTTCAATTTGAATAATTCCATCTTCACCGATCTTTGCAGTTACTTTATTTTGTACAACAAAGTCAATCTGTCCATCCACTAAAGTAGCACTAATGTTTGCATTTTTAATACGTTCAAACAAAATCTTTTTAGATAATGGGACACGAATTAGTTCGTCAATCTTACGTGCTAGTGGACGTGCGCCCATCTTACTATCATAACCCTTTTCAGCAAGATATTCAACGACCGGTTCGCTAAGATTTAAACTTATATTGTGTTTATCAGTTAAGGAAGTTTTGAGGTCATTAACAAACTTAACAACAATTTTCTTAATTGAAAGCATATCTAATTTCTTAAATTTGCAAACTTTGTCTAAACGATTTCTAAACTCTGGTTTAAAGAAATCTTTAAACAGTTTATCATCTTCGCCAGTCTTTTGAAGATCACCGAAACCTATGTTGTTTCTATCATTATCTGCACTACCCAAATTACTAGTAAGAATAATAACACAGTTTTTACATGATACTTCCTTACCATTACTACCAGTAATGCGTCCTTCATCAAGCATTTGTAGAAAGATATTAAAGATATCTGGGTGTGCCTTCTCAACTTCGTCAAACAACATGATAGCATGTGGGTTCTTGCTCAAGTCACTAATTAATCGACCACCCTGTACTTGACTGTCACTAAAGCCAACATAGCCTGGGGGAGGACCAATCAATGCGCTTACAGTATACTTCTCACTATACTCACTCATGTCATACTTCAACAATGGCATGTCAAGATTCTTACTCAACAATTTAGCCATTTCAGTCTTACCAGTACCAGTAGGACCCATAAACAAGAATGTGGCAAGCGGTTTAGTTTCTGTATTGATACCTGCAAATGACACATAGATTCTATCTAATACTTCTGCCACTGCTTCATCTTGACCATATAGTTTATCTTTAACATTTGTTTCAAGATTATTAATACGATCAAAATTATCTCCCGACAATTTATCAGCAGGAACACCGGTATACTTTTCTACTTGTTCAAATATTAAGTCTCTAGTAATTTCTTTTCCTTTGTTTTCAAGTACACGCTGTTTAGCACAGGCTGCGTCAAGCAAATCAATACTCTTATCAGGATTCTTGCGATCATGTATATATCGACCAGCACTTTCAACAGCGGCAGTAATTGCTTCGTCTGTAATGACAACTTCATGGAAGTCATTGAGTCGTTCACTTAAGCCGCGTAAAATACGTATAGTAGTATCTTGTGCAGGTTCATCGATGCTAACCTTATAGAAGCGGCGCATCAATGCACGATCCTTTTCAAAACTCTCGTAAAAATCTTCCCATGTAGTTGAAGCAATAATTTTGAGTGTGCCCTTAGTAATAGCAGGTTTAATCATGTTGGCAAAATCAACACTACCATTGCTGCTACTTCCCGCACTCCTCATCATGTGAGCTTCGTCTATAAACAAAATACATTTCTTTTTAGTGTTTAATGCTTCTAATACTTGCTTGACCTTTTCTTCAAAGTCTCCTCGATATCTTGAGCCTGCAAGCAAACTGCCTATTTCCAAACTGAAAAGTTCATAACCTTTAAGAAATGATGGTACATCATCCTCAATAATTTTACGTGCGATACCTTCAACAATGGCAGTCTTACCAACGCCAGGATCACCGACCATCAACACGTTGCTCTTAAATCGTTTGGCAAGTACATTGACAATATCATCAATTTCCTTATGACGACCGATTAATGGTTCCAGTTTATCTGCTCTTGCTAAATCAGTCAAGTTTATAGTATGTTCTTCAAGAATTTCATCTGCCTGACTATCTGTAAGCGAGGTAGATGTTTGACCACCCTTGTAATGCTTTTGCCAATAAGGTAAAAACTCATTTTTTTGCACACCATATTTCAACAAGAAATAATGGGCATGACTGTTTGCTTCAGCAATAATACTTAAATAAATGTCAATCGTTGTAATTTGCCTACGTCCAGTAAACAATACCTGTGTCACGCTACGGTTCATTACACGCTCAAGGCTATTAGTCTTTTTTGGTTGTACTGATCCGTCTTTTACTACGATAGATTGTAGTCCATTAATATAGGACTCTAACTCCTTAATCATCAAGTCAACATCTATCCCATATCCAGATAGTACTTTTTTAAATGGAGTAAATGTGATCAAAGCATATAGCAAATGTTCAACAGTAACATACTGATGATTATGTTCCTTTGCTAATGCAATTGCCTGGTCAATAATACTTTCAATTTCGGGTGAATGATTCATAATCCTCTCTTAAAATATTTATTTTGTGCGACTTCGCAAAATACTATCAATTATATCTTGATCTATATTATCAGGAATATATGGCTTAAGCAATATGTATTGGTCTCCATACATACTACTGTTAGCAATTGGCATACCAAAACCAGAAAGTCTTATGTTTACATACGGTTGAGTTTTTGGTTTGATAGAAACATTTAATTCCTTACCATCTATTGTTTTAAAATGGAAGTCATTACCTGTTAATAAGTCTAATACGCTTACGCTTTGGTGACAATATAAATCATTACCCCTGCGTTCAAATCTTAAATCGGGTAAAATATTAAATATAGCAACCAATATTCCATTATTATCTAGTACGTTATCAAAACGAATTTGGTCGTTTTGACTAACACCTTTTGGAACTTTTATATCTATAAGTCTTTTTCCAGTCATAGTGTTCAATTCAAGAATTTTATTAGTGCCGTGATATGCCTCTAATAAACTAACATCAATTTGTGTTCTATAAATCTGTTGTCGTGGTCCTCTTTGATGGCCTTGATTGAAAATAGTTCCAAAAATATCGTTAAGATTCATCCCGTCTACGTTCCAAGCGAATCCACCTGGATGTCCAGTAAACCCTTGAAAACCTTGCGGTTGTGGATTGTCGTAGTGTTGCCGTTTCTGAGGATCACCTAGTACATCATATGCACTTTGTATTTCTTGGAATTTGACCTTATCGCCGCCCTTGTCAGGATGATGCTGACTGGCTAGTTTGCGATATGCTTTTTTAATCTCGTCAGGCGTGGCAGTCTTGGATACGCCCAATACTGAGTAATGGTCCATTCTTTATTATAACAGTATTACTTCTTAGGTGCAAATTTTTCTGCGCCAGTTATACCTAAACCACCGATAACGATCCACATCATTGCATTAAAAAGTTCGGGGGTTACTTTATATAAACTAAATTGGTCAATAAAGTATGATATAATAATTGCCAAAAATGCTAGAAAAGAAATTACTCTTTTGCTTGATAGCATTGTAGCATCGCTACTATCTGCTAACATACCCTTGAGATTACTTAGTATCTTGTCCATATTATAGTCCTGCGTTTGTTATGTACTTTTTAATTTCAGCATCTATATTTTCATAAATGTTTTTGTTATTAAGACCTGCAATTTTTCTCATTTCATTTAATTCTTCTTCTTTATCAACCTCTTTTTTATAATCAGCAGGGTTTAAAATTAATACTTGTTGTAAAATATCTGCGTTGGCATCGTATTCTTCTTCATTATAAACTACTGTATATTCATTTAAGGGTAAATCTGTAAGTGTTTCTAAATCACTTAAAATTTGTACAATCTTTTTAGGAACATTGGATCTACGTTTTAATTCAATGAATACTAACCATTTGCCAGGTTCGACTTCGCCTTCGCTTACACTAGCATCTAAAACATAATCATAGCCTATTTCTAACCATGCAACCAAATCTTCTGCGGCTAATTTTGAATTTGTTTTAACGGCTAGCGTAACAATATCGCTATCTTCGCCCATTTTGGCTGCATACTCATCCACTGTAATTATAGGATCAATCTGTCCTTTTAAATCGTGGTAATCAAGACCTTCTGTCAATTTCATAGTGTTACCCTTAGGCGGTAGGTTCTGCTGTAGGCTCAGTTGTAGGTTCTGCGTTTGCTTGTGCCTGTTCTGTGCCTTCTGCATCTACGCCCTGTTTATCCAAATCCTCTGAGTAAGCATTATCTAGTTCATCTAAATCTATCGTGCTACCAGCTAAATCAATGCTTCCTTCTTTCATATCTTCCATTAGATCATTAGGTATAACAATCTTAACTAACCATACCTCACGGTTTATACCTTTAGGATAATTAGTACCAGGAACTAAGTCATCATAGGATTTAATTTCTACAGGAACCTTTACTTTAGTTTTTGTCCACTTTACATCACAGCCAACTGCTAGTAAACGTTTGACTGCCCTAGGATCAGGCATAAGTTTATAAGGCCACATAAAGATACAAGCAGTAGTATATCGTCCGGCATTAGGGCCCTGGACCAATTCGCCCAACTCCCAATTCTTAAACGCATAAACATCTAATTCATCTAAAACACGTTCAAAATCAAGGAGTTTTGACATGGTTCCGTCACTAGTCATAATACCTTTAATAGTACTAATAATACTGACAAAATCTATGTCGTTAAACCAGTCGTCTGCTACTTCATGGGTCATAATGTATTTATCTAAGGAAAGCGTATCTTTAAGGTATTAATATTGGGCGACGGTATTATATTTATCATAAAAGAGCCTGTAATTAAGATGTAAACTTAAGGCATATTTTGCTTTTAAATATTAATGAGATCATTTCTCATATAAAAAACAAAGGAGATTGCAGATTTGTCTAAAAGAAAAACTGGTGCTTTAAGAAAAGAACAAGTAAAACATATGCAAAATTATCAAAAACAAAAATTATATGTTACCGAAACGATAGATTTTAATCAAGAACATTATAAACGCAATCGAAAAAGTATAGAACTGCTACCGCAGACAGTCAATCAAGAAAAATACATCCTATCACTAATCGACAGAGACTTAGACATCGTAGTTGTATCCGGACCCGCGGGCACCGGCAAGACATACTTGGCGATGCTAGCCGCGATCAAGTCCCTAAGACACGGAGACTGCGATAAGATCATATTGACTAGGCCTGCGGTAGCGGTCGATGATGAAAAGCATGGATTCTTGCCTGGCGATCTGAACAGTAAGATGGAACCTTGGGTTCGTCCATTACTTGATGTGCTAAAAGAATATTATAGCATGAAAGAATTAATACACATGTTAAATGAGCAAATCATTGAAATCACTCCACTAGCATTTTGCCGTGGTAGAAACTTTAAGAATGCATGGGTAATATTGGATGAGGCTCAAAATGCCACGCCTACTCAATTAAAAATGTTATTAACAAGAATAGGGGAGGGTAGTAAGATAGTTGTTACTGGAGACATTGAGCAGACTGACAGACGAAACGCAGACAACGGTTTATTAGATTTAACTTATAAACTAGCACAGACCCCTGTCAATGGTATCAGTGTATGTGAATTTGAAACGAAAGATATACGTAGACACCAAATAATTGAGCAGGTATTAAATTTATACCGTTAGAATAGTGAGGGGAGTTACTTCCCCTCTCTCAATTTTGCTAGAGCCGGCCCTTCTTTTTCTAATTGTGTAATCATAACAGGATAAATTTTTCTATAGTAATCGTTTAGATCATCAAAAGACCTATCTAATTTTTTACCCTCGACCACGCACTTTTCAACCTTACGTAAACCATAGTCCATAATAATATTACTCATGGTTAAATCGCTGTTACGAACACGTTTTACAAACCGTGCTTGTTCATCTATTTGACCACCTGGTTTACGATAAAATGTTATTAAAAGATAACGCATGACGTATTTACATTTTAGGAAGTAAGTTCAACTAAAGTTGCTTCTAAACAAATTTCAGGAATACCAACAAGTGGCAAGTTTGCCAATCCGTTTCTAATATGTATGATAGCAGCATCCTTTTGCTGACTTGTAGTACCCCAAAGATCAAGGTTATCATACATCCAACGATACACATCCTCTACTCTTCCTGGATACAATGAAATATATTCCATTAGAGATTTACGCCCTTCTAAAATACTGCCAGATTTAAAGTATTCTGTAGTTTTTAACAAAAGAGCATCTTCATCAACAAGATCATCAGAAGGGGGTAATAGTTTACCAGACTGACTGTTTACTTGTAGTTTGTTTAAACATTTGCGTAAATCAGGATAAGATGCACGTACAAAAGTATCAAGTACATCCAATTCAAATTCTACGTTTTCAGTTACAAGGACAGTTGCCGCTCTAGCAGTAAACTCAGTTATATCTGTGCTAGCAATATGCATTTCATGGCAGCGACTCTTGAGTGCAGGAATGATCTTGTATGGATAATTACAAGTGAGGATAAATCGTACCGTCATATGATACGCCTCCATATCATTTCTCAAGGCGGCTTGCGCCGGAGGTGTGAGATAGTCCGCTTCGTCTAACAGCACTACCTTGAACTTGCCAAATGGCATAGTCTGCACGAAACTATTAATGCGTTCACGTATTGTCTCAATGCCACGCTCACGGCTAGCATTGATTTCAAAAACGTCAAAATCTTCAATACCTAATTCATTGATAAGAACTTTTGCCAGTGTTGTTTTACCTGTACCCGGCTCGCCGCTTAAGATTAAATGCGGAATAGTTTCCTCTTTAATCCAATGCTCTACTGTTTTTCGTTGATTACTGTCAACAAAAACGTATTCCGCGACTGTTTTCGGTCTGTACGCTTCGACCCAGAGTTTACTTTTCATTTAGATATAGTAACGTATAAAAATATGGTTGTCAATAAGTTAAATGACCTTATCGCTCATGGTGTAGTCATTTACAGGTTCATCACTTACAAGTAAAATATCTTTTGGGTCTACTTTACGTATAGTAATTTGGTTACCATTTTCATCTTCAATTTTTATACCGCGTGTCCAGCGACCATGGCTGACCATAATATATTGCCCAACGTCTACATCTTTTACATTTGGGCCAATGCTATAAACTTTTGCCCAACGTGGGCGAATACCAGAATTCTTCATGTCATCTTGTAAAAGTACAAGACCGCCCTTAGACAATCTTTCATCGAATGCCATATCTGATACAATAACAGTATCATTTAGAGCCTTTAATTTCTTAACTTTATAGGGATTAATGTTTGCCATATATTATTTCTTTGTTTCCTTTGCTTTAATTTTTTCAACTTCCAAATCATCATCAAATGAGTTGTTCAAATCAATTTCTTCTTGTGTAAGTTCGGGTTCAGGCTGTGCTACTTTCTTAGACTTGATAGGATTTGCGCTTCTATTTCCAACTGTACGTTGATACTGTTCTCCTACTTTTTGTGTGGCTGGAACTATGACCTTACCAAAAGCATCGATAGTGTCGCCTCTAGCGTTTACGTTCATATTTCCTACGGCTCTAACACGTTCATTTCTTGCTGCTAAAGCAGTCATATCAATCATTTTTCCTTGTGCGCTTCTACGTTGTGGCATATACTTTCCTCACTTAATAAACTCCTCAATTGGGAGATCATAATATAAACTATTTATTTTGTGTACTCCTAACAAATACAAAACAAAACTTGCTACGCTACTACCACGACCCACACCCCATACTATGTTGTTTTTTCTCATGATGTCAACTAAGTATTTTAAGTATCTTAACAAATCAAAAGCATTATGGTCTTGAAATAATAATAATTCTTGTCCGGCACGTTGCAGTTCTTGATCGTTAGTGCATTGTTCAAGTATAAATTTTGCGATATCCATTTCTTTATATTCAACAGGCATATGCCAATTAGTTTGATTTCTTATATCAAACTCTTGAATAGTAGTTTTTGGGTCTTTGTACAAAATGATATTGGGTATATAAGATAAATTTAAATCGTTAAAATTTATTTGTGTATCGACCAATGTAGGGCCAAGTATTTTGTCTGGATTAGACAGAAATACATCACATAGGTCGCCTTCAGAAAATATTAATTGTCCGAAATTATCAATACGCATAACGCATATTATAAAGTATTAATCGGTAAAAGTCAATTCTAATTCTTTCCAATCTATTTTTTTATCAAATAGTTTAACAATCTTGTCTTTTTTATTTCTGTCATCGGTGTTTAAATTATTTTCATTATACCAATGTTTGCCAGAAAATTCTGCTTCGGCTGTGTCGTCGCCCAATTGAAATTTTATCAGATTACTTAACTTACTTCCAATAGTAAGTTCTCTGACTACAATTTTATCTTCCATTATAGCATTAAATTTGTTGATTAATACTAACCCTATTATCTGATCATAGGGTTCTTCTGGCAAGGTGACTACATTAAGTCCTGCTTCTATATATTTTTCTATTGCTTCTTTTTCTTTCTTTTCTACAAATATACTATCTTCAATTACGGATGTGATAAAATAACCCATACGTTCTATAGCAACATTTTGATGTTTTGAATTTTCAGTATTGATGTCCATTACTGCTTTAATTTCAAATAAGTTTATAATAAATCTTTGCTCAAAATGAACTGCTGCCAAAAAAGTCCAGTCTTTTTCTATTCTGCTTATCATATTATTTCGCTTTTGTGATTCTTACTTGATCGCCTATATTTTGTTTCTTAATAAGGTCATTAATCTTCTTTTGATATTCTGTCTGATAACTTTCAATTGCCATGCGTAATTGATTAATTAAAGGACTATTTTGTGTTCTATAGGCAAAATTTAATTTTTGGTTTAATCCTGTAATTGCGTCTTGTAACTGTTCTAAACTTTTATCAGACAAATTATTAATGAAAGGATGTTCCATGTATTACCATGAGGTTAGTGATACTCGTTTCCAAATGTTGCTACCATTATAAAAGGTAGCGTCCATATATGTATTTGCTGTTGATACAGTTGATAAAGTTATAGTATTTCCTGCAACACCTGCTGATCTGGTATCACTTAACGTCATGTTATAAGTAGAAACTGTTTTAACATAATATGTTTCACCTGCAACAATTCCGCCAATTGATGATACTGAGTTATTATCAACAAACATAGTATCAAATATTACTGGAGTGTTGACACTTGTATATGCTAACGCACCAAGATTTACATTTGAGGATATAGTGTTTGTAGAAAATGTCAGCCCCGTAGTTGTGCCTGCTGTTGTAGTAATTGCAGGACCACCCTCACTTGCAGAAAGTGTAAATGTTGTTGACGTAGGCGAACCAATCACATAGTAAGTTGTTGGATCAGAATAACCAGTTATAGAGCCTGACCCAGAAAGTGTACCAGAAACTTGCACTGGTAAATTAGCATACAATACTGCTGCATTACAACTAAATTGACCTGCGGTTCCAGTAATTTGTACGTTTGATAATGAACCTATTGTTGCTACAGACATGGCGTTGATAGCATTTGGTACAGTATCATAATCAGCGGTACATACATAAAGATAATTTTCATCTACTGCTACTGTACCTGCAACATCGCCTAAAAATCCTGTAGGCGGTGGAGTACGTGTTTGTATTGCTGTACTCTTATATGGTCTGTTTGTTGGCGTTACAAAAATACTATTACCGCAATCAGTACTTGTAATAGTTAAGTTTAGTTGAGTTGTATTGTAAGGGAATGTGATAGTAGCATTGCCACCAACATTACTTGAATTTTCAACTAATGCCCAACCAGTATTTTGATCTAATACGGCTTCGCCAGGTAATGTTATTGAATAATTAGCCTCTGCATTTGGTCTGCCTAACTGTAACTTAACTGTGCTTAATGTGTCAGTAGGTGCCCAACTTCCAAAATTTAAAGTTATATTTCCATCTAAATTACCATACTGTACATCGCCTAAACTACAATCTACTATAACTGTATTTGCCAACGCATTTCCTAAATTATAAGTGGTTGCTCTAAATTGTAATGTGCTAGCATTAGCAATTAGTGTATTAGCCATATCATTATTAAGAGTGCTATTTGCTAATGCAGATTTGAGTACTACACGATTTTGTAGGTCAGTAATTTCTGTTCCTGCAATGTTTAAATTTTGCTTTATGGAGTTGAAATTATTACGGAACCCCTGGGTACTGTTATTTTGCCCCGGGACAGGATAATTTACATCTATTCCATTTGTATTGATTGTACTCATATTGGTCTAATTTCCTATAGTATTTATATACTTAAATACCTGTTTTAATAATATTGGGCTTTTTTCGGTAAAATAGTCTTTTGTGGGAAAAATACATAAAAGTCTTGACTATCTACGGGGTCAGGAGGTGGTGTCGCAGATGGGTATGCTGTCCAAACTTTAGGTTGAAGTTTAGTTGCAAAATTATAAGTCAATTCCTTATCTACAATAAATCTATCAATTTGGAAATTTATCTTATTTAATGTATATGGCCAGTCTTTTTCTATATTACGCTTAATAATTTCAGCATAGGATACGGCATCGAAAATAGCATCCATTTTACCTACTGATGTTTCTACATTAATAACTTCACCATACTGTGTTGCGCTAAGTTGTATTTTACTACCTAGACTATCAATATTTGCAACATAATAAGGAATTTTACTTTGTATGCCGCCAAATGTATCTCCTGAGAATACAATTTGCCCGCCTATAATTAAATTATCTACGCTTGATACTGTTACTGTTTTAGTAAGCCTATTAGTGGCTGTTGCTGTTAGTGTAACAGGTACAGGTTTTTTAGTATAACATATTACCCAAGCAGGTGTAAAACCTAATGTACTTCCATCAGCCTGCTGACTTGTCATCCATAATGGTAATAATTTAAAGTTATAATCCACGCCCAATTCTTGACCTACACGCTTTTGCATGTTTTCTAAACTGTTAGGATAGAGGTTTCTAACATAACCCGGGCTTAAACTTGTATAAAATTCAGGCACACCCTCTTGCATAAGCAAAGGTAATCCAGTCTGAGTTAATAGGTCATAGGTTCGTAAGTTTGTAATAATAGTGGCTTCTTGATCAAAAATATAACTGGTATAAATTTCTTCGCTGCTTGTGTACCAAGGACCTTGATTAAGGTCAATAAATCTTGGCCAATATATTGATTCGCTTATACTTGTACTAAATCTATAATCATAATTATATTTAGGATTATATTTTTGTAGATTGTCAATAATAGTACTATAAACTACTTCGTAAATTATTTCCCCATTAGAATTTTTTGCAACTGCTGTTTTTAATTCGCCTAAAGTTATATTACGCCAGTAATGATTTTTTTGCACTGCAAGGATATATTCATCATAATCACTGCTAAAAATTCCATAAGCATGAGCATATGTAATATTAGTTGCTTTTCCGAAATAAGGGTCAGATGGTCTGTATATGTAATTGTCAGGTATAAGTAATGGATCATTTAATAATGAATCAAGTATTACTCTATCGTCTACACTTGGTGTGCATTTAATCAACAAATTATCTGTTGGCATATCAAAAGTTTGCTTTACAGTTAGTGTGAAAGTTTTGGTACTAACAATAAGTGGCTGATTGTCAGGGTCCATAATATCAGGATTATATGCTTTTACAGTAAAGGTCCAAGTATAAGTATCATTCTTTTCTTGATAATTGTCAGAAGGTTGATAAGCTATTACCCCCTGCAACTCTCCATTATTAGATAATGATAAGTTTGGAGGCAAAGTACCTGATATTTTTTCATATACTAAAGGTACATCTGATTCTGCTTCGATGTTTAGAGTACAATTAGTAGCATTGTTAACTGTACCTAAATCTGAGTCAGTCAACCAAACAATTTTACCTGTAATATTATTTGCTACTTCAAATTTAAAATTAAATGTTGGACTATAATATGCGCTATTATTTTTCTTAACAGCCAATGCTGTAAATGAAAATTCTTTGATAGTATTTTCTGGTACTATAATTGATGTTGGTGTCCCGAATATCCAGCCTGTATTAGTATCGACTGTTAACCATGCAG